GGTCTTGCTCATCTTCATCAGATGTATCCAAGTCATAGCCACGTCTTTCATGCACTTCAGCTTCAGTCATCTCTGACCCATTATCAAAGCTGTTTAAATCCAGTACAACTTCAGGGTCATATCCCATTGCGATTAAATCACCTGCACGCATTTCAGTTCTATGTGCCACCAAGTAAGCATCTTTAAGGTTACGTGCGTCACGGTTTACGAAAAACTCTTCAGGTGGCACGCTTTCTATGCATAATTCGCCTTTTTCTTGCTGGCGGCTAATCTTAATACTGTGTGAGGGTGTTTCTATTTCCATGCCCATCTCATCCATTGAGATGCTCATTTCTGTAGTTTGCTCTAGCACGCTTACTTCATCATCATCTGTAAGATATGCAAGTTCATCATCGTTAAGGTCTGTGAACGTGTATATCTCTGCTTCCGGATATGTCATCCAGTATGCTTTTACGATACCTTGTTTCTTCACAAGTGCATCTTGAAATGCATCGTTAATCACCCGGTATCCATTTAAACGTGTAAACTCATGGTGCATAAATTCAGTGGCTTGCTCTGCCATTGCTACATCTTCTGCACCATGTGGAACAAACTCCACTGGTTTTGCTGTACTTAGGAATATACGCATTAGGCTTGGTTTTACAGCACGTACAGTATCACGTACTTTTGTAGCTACAACTTTGCTTCTGCCATCTTCATAACCAAGGTCAACTTCACCATCATAATATCGCTGTGCTTTGATTCTGTCTTGGCTTATTTCGCTTTCAACAAAATCCACTGCACTCGCAATAGCATCTTGAACTATGCCTTCGACTTCTCTACGTGACTTTGGTTTTAATTCCATTTTACTTACCTTCGTTCAGAAAATTTGCTGATGCGTCTGATGCAGCTGGCGTAACGCCGCCATACATTATCAATGATATTTGTTGTGCTAAAAACCTGTTTTGTGCGTCTGTTAAATTTTGACCTCTCATAGCATTAGACATTAAATTTAAAGCTGCTTGTGCAGATTTGCCTTTTTTCTCTGTCAATGCTCTAGCTACCTCTTCAAACACTTTTTGCTTTTGGCCTTCAGTAAATTCATCAGTTTGCCCTGATATTGCTTGTATAACTTTTTGTGATACTTGCAATGGTTCGCCTCTCGCAGCAGTCCCAATTATTCCCGGTTTTATAATTTCTTCCACAGTTTCACGAATTGCTGTTCTTTGTGCTGTTTTAGAATTAACTGCCATAGACGCTTTTACCACAGCAGATTGCGCTGCCTCATCTATTTGGCCTAGCAATACGTCTGCTTCTTTTCCTAACAATGCTTTTATTTTGTTTCTGGAATTATCAGAGCTTAAATCAGTCACAACCTTTATAACTTGTCTAGCATCGATAGCTTCTGCTGTAGGGTCAGATGCAATAGCCTTAACATTTCCAATTGCTGTTTCTATATAATTTCTTAACCCTGATTTAGCCGCATCAACTTGAGATGCAGACACATTCTCTCCAAATTCACTTAATACATCTTCAAGCTGTGTGTTTGTTTTTAACAAGTCTGCGCCTAACTTAAACGCACGCTCTTCAGCTATTTTATCGCCACCAATTGTAACTGCATTGCCATATACAGGTACAGCTTCAGAAAGAGCATTACGCAAATCTGTAGCTAAATTATTATAATTAGAGCCTTTGCCTGTTAATCTTCCAAATTCGTCAACATTTTCATATGCTATAGATTGTAATGATTTTTTAAGTTCATCTAGCTGCATGACGTTTGGCAGCTCGCTAAACATAATTTTACCATTGTCACCAACAATAATTTTTATTTGTTTACTTGCTGGCATGCCGCTTATTTGTATTTCTTCATTTGCGTCAGCTATTGCTTTTGATAAAATATTGTCTGGCGTTCTATCTAAAACTTTAAAGATGTTATTACCCTGAACTGAACTGTAATCAATCGGAGATTTGTATGCATCACCATACAAATCAGCCCTTTGATCTTTAGTTCTCTCTGCAATATTTCTCACAGCAGTTTTAGGGCCAAGTGGCGCTTCGCCTAACACTTCATTAAATGTAGCATCTAAGTTTTTACCAGTTGTAGCCATGCGCTCATCAATTGCAGTTCTAGCAATACCTGAAGCCTTGCCACCGCTTGCAGCTGAAGCATCAAGTAAAGACTGCGCCGCTATTCCAGCATCAGCAAGCATTCCCTCATCACCAGCTTTTTTAATAGACGCTAGGGCGCTATCTATATCGCCGCCAGTTTGAAATGCAGTTTTAATAACTTTAGCTGCATCCCTAGATATATTTAAACTTTTAGATATTACGTTTAGATCAGATTGCTTAACATAATCTGCTAGATTTTTAATTCCTTTTCCAACTATAGGAGCAGCAGCGCCAAAGATTGCTCCACCTCCAGCTCCAAACGCTGCGCCTTGTTTAGCGCTTTCAATTCTCTCTTGAGTTGTCTCGCCCTCACCAAACCCAGATACAGCACCTTCTACTGTACCTAATCCTGCGCCAGTTGCTACACCGCGCGTAATCGTAGGAATAGTTGTAGATGTTAAAGGGCCAGCTAATGCAGATGTAACATTTGCTGGTAAGGCCGCCAACATGGCAGCAGAATTAATAACACCGCTTCCCAAACCTATTGCTAAGTTTTCTTTTGGACGCTCACTTGCCATAGCTGACTGAGCTGCTCTTGTTGCTATAGCAGCTTGCTCACCAAAAGTTTGACCCATAGCTTCATCAGTGTATTTACCTGCAAACGGTATTTGGCCAAGATAGGCCGCAGCTCTTGATGCTAATGGGTACTTATCTAATATACTTTGGTAAAAACTAGACTTAGACGCTTGGCCTGCGTCTGCCTTACCTTCCAATATAGCGTTTATTCTTTCTTGATTAGATGTAGAATATGATGGGCTAACTAAATATCTCTTGCCATCATTTTGCTCAAATATACGCACATTACCATCCATCTTTTTAATAATGCGTGGTAATTTCTTATAGTTAGATTTTGCTTTTTCTAATGCCTCTTCTTGGCTAGACGCAGAAACTTCAACCTCATAACCATCGGGTGTCATTATTTGAAATTTATCCATATTATACTTATCCCGTTGGTATTTGATTGGTTACAGAAAACCCACTGTTATTGGCGTTAGGCTGCCCGTTAGCAATAGTAGGCTTCATTTCTAAAGCTTTAATCTTTGGCGCTACTAATATTTTCATTTGGTTTTCAAGATTTTGTATTGAGGCTTTAAATCTTTCTTCGGCAGTTCCGCCACCTAGAACTTGTGTTAAATAATTTTTAGGGTCTGTAGTATCAAACACTAAAGCGTTCAGTAAATCCATGTCAGGCCCAGCAAGTACGCCCAATTCAAATAAATCCTTCATTTGTAATTGTAAGTTAGTTCGGGCTGATTGTAATAAATCTCTTTGCGTACCCGGCATTACACCTATACCGCCCGTGTCCACCATATCCTTATATGCGCTTATGGAGTTTTGAATCGAATCATAAGACATTAACATTGCTTGAGCTTTAGTTTTATTTGTGCCTGTTAAAGCTTCTGACATCTCAACTTTTTGTGTTGGATAAAATTTACCACTGCTATCAAATTGACCAGCAAGAGCGCCGTATGATTTTGCCTCTTCTGGCGTAGCTATTCTAAATGTATCTTTAGGCTTCATTCTGTTTGATAAAATAGCACTTACCACATTTGATGCGGCAGATGGGTTAGCCTCTATAACAGCAGCTGCGTCCGCGTATCCATTACTCTTCAACCATTCAACAGTTTTATTTAAATTACCAGCAGCTACACGTTGCATACCACGTTCACGAATGCCTTCACCCGCACGCATCTCTGGCATGATTAATGGATCAAGTGCAGCGGCAAAACTTTGCGCCCTACTTAGCCCGGTGTTTTCGTTGCGCTCTCTAGCATAATCTAATAAACCACCAAAACCACCTTGAGATTGCGATGGGTTTACTTGCTCTTGAATAATTTCTGCTGGCTTTTTTATCATTACATTAACCCCGCACCAAGTTGTAGATAACTAAATAAACCGGGGTTCATTGTCTTGGTTTCTGATTGTGGAACTGGCGTAACACCAAGCGCAGCAAGCGGTGCATTAAGTGCAGCCGTTGGAGCGCCAGTGTAACCTGCATATTGTTGTTTAGCTGCATCAATGAGTGATTGCTGTAAACCTTGCTGTAGCAGACCTTGTTGGGCTTGCTGTTGCTGTATCGCTTGACCTGTACCAAATGCTTGCTGACCAAGTTGACCAAGTTGAGCCGCGCCAGCCATTTGTCTGCCCTGCTGTGCTTGTGCTGCTTGTAGTGCTGTGTTGAACCCTTGCTGTTGCAGATTGCCAAATGCTTGTGCGCCTTGCCTTGCAAATCCTTCGTTTGTCAAAGCTTCTGCTACGCCATGCCTTGAGCCGCCAAATGCCCTAGCACCTGAAGCCTGCGCTCCTAGCGTGTTCATCTGCATCTGCCGTTGTCTTTCAAGATCAGCTAACGTGTTCTGCGTAACTTGCCTTGTGTATGGGTTCATAAACTGACCAATGTTTGGCGCTTGCATTGCTTGCTGTGTACCCTGAAATGCTTGCTGTAATCCGCCAGCCGCAGCTTGGTTTACGTTAAACCCTTGTGGTTGTGCTGGAGCCGCCATTGGTGAATATTGTGTACTTGGAGCTGGAGCTGGCATAGCTCTTGGCATTTCACCATTTCCACCTTTGCCGCCAGACATTGGTGGTGATGGTAGTGGAGTAAAATCACTTACGCCCGTTGCAGGCATTCCATCTTTTCCTATTGGTCTTACTTGTCCGCCGCCAGCCATGTTATGCTTCCTTCTTATTGTTACGCGGTGTAAATATTCTATTAACTGCGTATGATAGTGGCTCACCAATTGCCATAATTAGCTTACCAAATATATTTCTCTTATATTTCTTTGGCTTCATAATGTGAGCCATTTCTTCTGCCCATGCTTCAACTACAGGCCACACGACTGCGCGTGCCGCTTTAGATATTAAATTATCTTTCTGTATAAAGTTAGCAATCGGAGTAGCCCACATGCGATAACCATAAATTAAATCTGGGTCATGCCTGTATAATTTAACACCATAACGCCTATCTAAAGAATATATCTCTCTAGGTAAGTAACCCATATCGCAGTATGCAGTGCAAAGAACTGTGCCACCGCCACCACCAGCTGCATTACTTGATTTAGAACCGCCAGTGCTTCCAGTGTAGCCTTGTGAACCTTTTCTGTCCGCTACACTTGTGTAAGTATTAGAACCAACTCCAGCTCTTGTGGCAGCAGCTTTTTCCATTAACTGCGCTCTATTAGCTGCATCTTGATCTTTTTGCGCTTGGTTTTGCCTGTCTCTTTGAGCCGCAGCTTGTGCAATTGCAGCTTCTCTAGCGGCTCTTTCAGAAGCTATTCTTTGCGCCTCCGCCGCTTCTCTTTGGGCTATTACATCTGGCGTATTGTAATTGGTAAATCCTGTCATATCCCCAACTGCGCCTGCAACGTCACCAATAACTCCAAAGTTACCCTGACCATCAACTCCGCGCCCGCTAAATATTCCGTAATCTCCAGCTTTTTTCTCAATCTGATCTGTATAGCCGGCAGCTGCGGCTAGTGCTGGGTCAACTTCACCAACGTCATAACCCATTGAGACAATTGATGTCGTGTTCGGGTTTTGAAAGCTTGCGTCAAGATCATCTTTTGGCCTTGGAGCTATTACGTTTTGAACCATTCCCAAAATGCCCGGTGCTGTAAATCCTTGTGACTCATCATACGTTGCATAATTAGTGCCGGCAGTTGTTGAGCCAATTTCAAAAGGAGATGCAGAATATGTTGTACCCGAAAAGTTAGGGTCATAACTTGGGTCTAATGTTCCTACAACTTGTCCGTTTGATGCAGTAAATCCATCTGTGTAATCAATATCAGGATTGACTGATTGCTTTGCCATCTGATCTAGTAGTCTTTGGTAATTATCGTCACTGCGTTGCTCACGGCGCATAGCTTCCATTCTTGCAGTTTCTTCAGCTGCGCGCTGTGTCTCTGCATATGTTGGATACATATTGTAATCTATTGGCATTGGCGCGTTTGAACCGGGTGCGCCAGAATATGGATTAATAAAGAAGCTATCCATGTATGCTTTCTGTGCTGGCCTTTGCATTGCAAGTTCATTTAAAGATTGCTCGTACAGTGGAGCTGATGAATAACCACTTACGCCACCAGCATATTGTGTAGGCGCTCCCATACCGCCCATGATATTTTGTTGGCTTGTCGGTGCGCCCATTCCAAATGCGCCTGCAACGTCAGCAGTGTTTTGAAACGCGGCTTGTTGCATTGGAGTGAATGCAGCTACGTCTGGGCCATAGTATGGGACATAACCAAGTTGGGAAATACGTTCAGCTTTATTTAAGTTACGCTGCGCTGCTTTCTCAATGTATTCTGGGATTTCAACACTTGATGATGTTGATCCGCCTTTGCCACCTGACATTATTCAAACTCCTTAACATAAGACGAATGTAGCTGCTTCCAGCCATGTTTCGCCAATGGTTTTTTCCAGCCTACACGCCCCGTCATGGTTAGTGCTGTGCATCCTTGCGCTTTAGCCCACTGTATCACATCTTTGTGCATATCCAAAATTTGATCCAATTCACCACCGCCAAGAAACACGTTTAACATTCGTTTACGTGGATATACCACAATTTCTGTTACTATGCACCCCTTTGGCGTAGGCCACAACTGCATAGTACCCTTATATATTCCTTCAGCAACATCGATAAAGTCATGTGTACCACCAGAATACTCTAAAGCTGCTTCAATCCAAGGCTTACATCTCTCTAATTCTTCATTCATGCGTGCGTCCTCGTTATTGACAATGTTGAGGATGGTATAGCTGGCACTGGAGATGATGCAGCTGTGTAATTTAAAAATCCATCTGTATTATCTATCATGTAGTTTACCTCAAGGTAATCATTAGCCGCCACAGTAAATATCTGCGTTCTGGATGTAACGAGTGTAGCATTATTCTGATGTAGTGCAGTTGTCATAGCGCCATTTGTTGATGCTGTACCATTTATGCTAGGCCAAAAGTAAAAGTGTACTGTGCTTGCACTTGTTGATGATATTTGCGCTGAAAATGATAATACATATTCCCCAGCCTCTTCAAATACAATTCTACTTGCTGGTGTGCCTTGCGTAATCTTTGAATTGCCAGTTGGTACGTCATATGTCAGCTTGTATGCCGTATTTGCTAGAGCTGGTGTAACATCTGATGTTTTAATGAAATTAGCGTGTCCGCCTTCTATTACAATCTGACGCCATTCCCCGCCCTCACTCACAACTGGATATTTGTATACCCGATCCCACATAAGAGTGCCATCTTCTGCTGCGTTCTCATCTCCATTTTGTTGAACCAATGTGGATCTCGTTTGGGCAATATATGCAACTAATCGGCGACCCCATGTCCGCCAATCATTGCCAATTACATCTGGCGCTCGCTGTTGTTGCTCGCTCATCTTCTACCGCCCGGGATAATGTTTAACCTGTTAATGCCAACACGCCAATCTCCTAAAGTGTTGCCATCTACTCTTAATCTTATCTGCCTGCCTGTAAACCTTAATGAAGTTGGGTTTGACATTGTAAAAGCCCCATATGATCTTTCTGTGTCATTGGGATAAAACCTTGTTTTAAATGTTACGGTAACGTCGCCTTGTGTTTTTTCATCTGGTATCATCTCAGTTACCGCCATAACATTATCGCCTGCACCTAATGATATTGACCCACTTTCGGCAAATGGAGATAAACTATCGTAATTAAAGCCAATCTCATGTTCGTATAATTTATTGTCGTCAGCAGAAACCCAGAACGGCTGCTTAAATGTACCCATATCAGCGCCTGCCGTTCTGCCAATTTCACCAATGTACCAAGTACGTTCAACATAATTATATACAACATATCGGTCATTTTCAGTAGATGATCCTGATGGGTAGAACCAGAATATCTCACCATATGTACTGTTAGGCACAGCAAAAGCCTTGCTAATTTGTGCGCGATTTATGTCGCTAAATACATAGTCAGATACTTCGCTCTCAAGCTGTTGGGCTACGCCGCCGGCATACACATAAAACGAGTGATTGCCCATCCAGAATGCACCTTGGTCAACTGACGCATATGCCTTATTAGCTATTAATCCGCAGCTAGAGCCAACACGCTCAATACCATAAACGTATGGCGCGCCAATGTAGTTGGCAACGTGTGCGTCAGTGCTTGTTAATATCAATGTCTGGCCTTGCACTCGAACGCCAGCCATAATCTTACCGCTTGTGTTTAACTCAATATCACCAGCTTCATTTGTAGCTGCGGGCGTCCATGTCGTGTTATCTTCTCGATCACTAAATTGTATTTTGCGTTGATTTCCACCTGCACCGAGTGCAAACACAAATCTTTCTTCAGTAACAACAATAGCCTCATTATTAATTGGCGCGTTTGTCACTACAGCAGCAGGGGTGGCATTGTTTAACTGCCACTCGTATATCTTCCCATCGTCTGGGCTACATGCCAATAGATATTCACCCCAATTGTCTAATGACCAAGTTGTGGCAGGCTGGGTTCTTGCCGTGTCTGGCCTAGCCACGCCGTATGCATAATTACCATAGAAACTACCGCCATACCCTGTAAATGCTTCTGCTGTTTCTCTGCCTGATGTAAATCCTGCTGGGGTTATGTCGTGTCGAACTCCAGAAGAAGTCCAACTATACAATTTATTATACGTGCCACCAACAATATATCTACTTTGGTCATTGGCGACCCACGTAAGTAAGCCTCTCACTTTTGCGTCAGCAGCAGTATCAGATCGAATGCGCCATCCACCAATCGGGCGCATAGTTCCATCCACCCAACGTATTAAATTACTGTCTCGCCAGCGATTAGACGACTGTAATTCTGTGCCATTTCGGTAAATACCGGGCGGTATATCTAGCGGTATTAGTGGCATTTATCTTAGCTCCGCCCATGTTCCATTGCCGTCCAAATTCATAGCTCTGTAGTAATAATTAACAGGCACAATAATAGACGTGGTTGTTGTATAAAAATTGTTTAGCTTACCCACTGTTACCCACGTTGAGTTATTAGATGAAACTTCTACTGTGCCATCAGCATTACCGCCTTGCGCTGTTATAGTAACCATTATTGGAAGACTTGTTGTGTTTTGATATGTAGTATCTTTTAACCTTGAAACAATAGACCATGATTGACCAATACCTATACTGCCGCCACTAGGTGTAAGAGCCTCAATCGCCGCTTTAACTTTAGCTGGTGAAACAATGCTTTCAGTTGTGCTAGTACCCGCTTCCCAAACTGCCTCGGCTTGGGTTGTATCGTCAGCTTTAGCTCCAAGCTGCGTTTGTATATTGCTTGTAACGCCATCAACGTAATTTAACTCAGCAGTTGTAGCCGTGACGCCGTCTAGCAAATTAATATCAGCAGTTGTGGCTGTGACACCATCTAACTTGTTTAACTCAGCAGTTGTGGCTGTAACACCGTCTAACAAATTAATATCAGCAGTTGTGGCTGTGACGCCATCTAACTTATTTAACTCAGTGACGGATGCTGTGACTGTAGCCCCACCAATCTTTAACGCCGTTAAGTCTGGGCTTATTGCTGTTGTCCCATCTAATAAATCATCAACGCTATCCAAGTTGGTGTTTATTTTAGTACCCCATGTATCCTCAGACGCGCCAACTTCTGGCTTCACTAAGCTATATGTGGTTGTTGTAGTATCAGCCATTATTCAGTCTCCTATTTAGCGTTACATTGCCATAAATTATAAAAATTTGCAACATTAGGCTGGTGTCCATGTTTCAGTTGTGGGGGCTACATCAGTCCAAATTTCAGTTGTTTTTAATTCTTGTTCCCACTTTTCTTTAGCGGTTGCAAATGTGTTAGATACAACATTTAATTGAACATTTCCAATAAATTGATTACCAGCACTTACGTTTGTACTCGAAACTAATAATATATTTGATGCAAATGGTTTAGTCGCCGATGCACTACATAAGCTAGTTAGTATCTGATTTAATTGTGCTGAAGCATTCTTAATGCCACCATAATTAATTATTTCCCTGTAGGATGAAAAAGGAGTAGCCGAAAATGAAGATACACCAAAGCTCATTTAATTAGTTTCATCCTTGTTATTTAATAGTCCAATTAAGCGACCTATAAAGGCTTCTCTGCCAACTTTTAGTTGGTCTAAGTTAAACGCTGCATTATCCATTTTCCGCCCAAGATCATTTACGTGGTTAAGCACAACTTTTTGTTCATCCGTAAATGTGTCCACGTCATATTCTTTTTCGTTAATAGTAATGAGGTTCTTTTCTTTTTTACTCATACTAATCTCCTTTTAGTTTGTTAAATTATACTGCTGATGAACCACTCATGTCAGCCTGAGCCATCACCCAAGTATAACATTTAGATAAGAAGTCATCACCTGCTGTAGCTTCGATAGTAGCTAGAGGTGCATTATATCTTCTAAAGTCTACAGGATGTGTGTCATCTGTTGGTGTTGCTGTAGCAAACCCACTACAGTCGATCATTACTGTGAAGCTATCACCTAATTCTCTTGAGATTGCCGCAGTTACGATTCTGAAGTATGCACCCGAAAATGCTGTGCCATACTGGCTTGTTGATAAATCTAATTGTATTGCCATTTTAACGGCTCCTTTAAGTTACGGCTTTGTAGGCCAAGTTATGTTATCTGGAAAACCAGCTTGTGATGGAACATCTCTTAGTGCTTGTCTGTATGTTCTCCATTCATCGGTAATTCTATCAGCAAGTGCATGTACGTCTGACTCACTGAGTAGAGTGTCTCTTTCTGCACGAACCATCATAGGTTTCATGCTATTCTGTTCAGCATTCATTGTTGCTATTTCTTGATCTGACATAGCTACAAGAACACCATCTACCATTTTATCCATGTTGTTATCCTTTTAATTATGTAGAAATTCCATACAGTGAAACCTTTGCAGTATTATATGTTGCAGTAGAAGTCGCACCAAGTGGAGCAAGACTAAAACCTGTCAAACTTGTGAGTGAGTAACTGTCTACCAAACACCCTACCGTATTATCTTGTTTTTGCCCTGTGTGGCTATCAGCAGTTTGACCAGAAACATCCATTTTAACATAAGGTCTTCCATCAACCATTTCTATGTCATAAATAAAGAAACCATTTTTTATTGATTGGTTTGTTAAGAAGCCATAAGCCCCATTATATGTTGAAGGAGTACCGTAGTTTGTGCCACGGAATGAACTATACTGACTACCACTAATTAAACTACCATTATCATATAATTTTATTCCGTGGTATCCACCAGCAGACATTTTAAAAGACCCAATAACTCTCCAACGTGTGTAACTACCAAGGGAAGTGAAATCTATAGATGATACAGCACTGCTAATATTTTGAGTGCTAATCAAATTCATAGAACCACCACCGCCACCACCGATAGCTGTGCCATCTAATAGTAGACTTGTACCGTCGGAACTAAGAGCTATAGCAGAACCACTGCCTGTATGTTTTAAATTAATTGATCCCATTATGCGTAAATAACCTCCGATGTGTTAATTGTGGCTACCCACCTGATATTTGTTGATGCTACACCTGTTACTTCAACCTTTAAGCATCCGTTTGTTGTGTCAGCAGTAAGTGCTACTGCCCACCCTGTAGGTACATTAAGTTCGTTAATAACTGAGTTAACTAAAACTGTTGTCCCTGCGTTGGCTTCTCTACGAATGATACCTTTGACCTCCCAAGCACCTACATCCGTACCTTCAGATGCTTTTTCTCTTGCAACTACTGTGCCTGAAAAGGTGTGAGCTGAGTTGTTTGGTAAAATTACTTGGTTATCTGTTCCAGCAGTGCCTTTACTAGTTGTCATGGCTTCCGCAGTTGCATCTGTTGTATCCGAAAGGAGAACAAAAGTTCCTTGCTGAGCATCTCCATTGTCACTAAAAACTTTAGCTGTGTATGCCATTTTACCTCTGGTAGAAGCTAATGCTCTATTACCGATTGCTACACTGTCTCTTCCAGATGCTTCTGTATAATAACCAGATGGCTCTCCTGATATTGCAATAGAACCAAAAGCACTAGCTTTTGCAAATTTGCCTAAAGCCAGTGCGTTTGAACCTGAACCTATTGAACCGTAGCCTAAAACTGTTGCACCTGCCGCAGTGGATTGTGTTTGATAGCCAATTGCAAAGCCAGTGTTGGTGCTTTTAGCAATTTTACCAATTGCAACACTATTTGTACCCGATGCACCATAGGATGTAGAGTTGTTATCTATAGCCGCCGCAAAACTTTCTGTTCCAGAGGCTCGACTTTTACCAAAAGCAAAACTTTCTGTATTGCTACTTACGGCACTATCACCAATAGCTATGGCGTTAACCCCAGTCGCAGATGGTTGTGCTGTAGGGCTACTTTCGTTAGCAGTGTAAAGGTCTGCACCACCGCCTCCAGAAGCCGCCGCCGCCCATGTTAAACCACCTGTATTGCCTGACTGTGCTGTAAGAACATAACCATTTGTAGGAGTATTGCTTACTTTGAGGTTAGCTTCGTCTACTACGTTATCAGCTATGACT